CCATATTCCGTTTAGCTAAATCTGTATTATGTTGACCAAAAATCTGATAAAGTTTACTGTTTACATTATCTCGTAAAGCAACACCGTTTTTGTTAAATAAAAAGTGAGCATCGTTGGCATCATTGTTATAGTGAATTAAAGCAGTTGAATATTCACCTCCGAGTGCGTAATTCGTAGGTCGAACGTAACTGCGATAAGGAATATTATCAAAAGTTTTTCTTACTTGGAAATTTTCATTAACAATAAGCTCACCAGTAAGTTCACCACCTTCAAGAGGTAAACGATCAGCCAATTCTTCGTCAATCTTATCCCAGTTCTCATTTAACACCGTGATGTCAGGCGGTGCATCAGTTAAATCAATTTTATGTAAATTATAATTAGTAGTTTTAGTAGACAATTCAACCCCTCCTTTACTCAGTTATCTGAACGGTAACAGTGTAGTTAGCTCCAACATTAACAGGATTAGGAGTAATGTTTACGGAAGCGATAACAGGTGCAGAAGTATCCAAAATGATTGTTCTCGTAATGGTAGTAGTTTTACCAGCTTTATCCGTTGCGGTAACAACAATCGTATTTTCACCTTGTCTTAACGCAATAGCTTTACTGAATTGATTATTGGATACAGTGACCGCCCCTTGGTCTGCACCGTTAAGTTTAATAGTGATAGTGGGTACACCACTCGTAGAATCGCTCGTAGAACCTTGCACGGTCAAGCTTTGAATAGAAGTGTATTCACCATTAGTAGAAGGATTAGTAACACTCAAAGTAGGTGCTACCGTATCCGTAATGAAACTTCTTGATGCAGTCGCAACATTATCATCATTATCCGTAACGTTAATGCTTACAGTATGAGAACCATCGCTAAGAGCAGTAGTCGGTGTAAGTTCTACAGAATAACCATTCGTAATATTGGTAATAACAACACCATTGGAAGTGTTGGTATAGGTTTGAGAATCTACCTTCATGGTAAGTGAAGATATTTTAACACCAGAACCATTAGATTCATCTACTACTGTAAATTTAATCGTAGGCATACCACTTGCCAGATATTGACTGGCGGTAGGCGCAGTAATTGTAATAGTAGGAGCGGTAACTTCCTTTACAAATAACTTCAACTTAGAACCAAGTAACGAATCGGTATCATCTGCGGTCGTACTGGTATCTGCCATGTTAGTAGCTTCTACTGTCACAGGATAATAATGACCTGCGTTTACGTTGTATGAAGTTTTGTTCGGGGCAGTTATTTGAGCGGAATATTCACCATTGCCGTTATCCGTCAACACTGTCCAATTATTATTTATTTTAACTCTGACTTGTTTAATAGCCATAATGTACCTCTTTTCAATGATAATTTAACACGTTATTCCAAGTGCCAAGATCAGTTCGTAGTTCATTCCAGTTGGAAAAATCATTTTTAATGGTTTCCCAACATACATCTTCTACTTTTACACTGATTGTTATAACTTCACCTGGTATAACCATATTTTTAGAAATCGCTACATCGTTGATTTTGATTGCCAAAGGACATCACCTCACGATGGAGATACATAAGCTTTAACGGAAGTCCAATCATCAAGAGTAGCCACGGTGTCCCAACTTTGGAAATTAGATTTAACATCGCCCCAAGTAGCGTAATCACGAATTACTTTCAGAGTGATATGAGCAGGTATTCTCCTTTTAAGCTCATTCTCGATGGCTGAAAATCTAAAGTCTTTATTGTGAGCAGGTGGTTTAACTTCCACGGTTAACACACCATTTTCAAAGTGAGAAGTTGCTGTACCCTTGGTATATACGTCTACCACATTAGCGATGACACTTGAATTTAATTTAGTTCCACCTCTGAATTTAGCTATGATATCGTCTCTCCTGTTTTCCAACGTATCCGTAGCCAAAGGTGTGATGTCCAATACTTTTTCCCATTCCTTAATTCGTTCTTCGCTCATTGAGTGCAAAAAAGCATCGTTAAATTTAATGTCAAACTCACTGTGTAGTACATCGAACTCAAATCCCTCTGTCCACATTAACGCCTGGAACTCAAGGATTACTTTGATGATTTCGGGATAATAATCTAACATTCGTTGACCATAAACAGTGTTTCCACCGTTTACGATCAACGATAAGCTTTTAGCTAAATTTGGGTCATCTGAGGTAATCGTTACGTTGTTGCCACTATCAGTAATGAGTGTCAATTCTACTGGATACACACCAGGTATAGTGGGAGCTGTGTTTGTCACTACCCATGAACCATCTGAATTTTGAGTCAGGGTTTTGGTTTGACCATTAACTGTTACAGTTACGAATTTCATTCGTCAACCACCTGCCATTCAACGGGGTTATTAGTAGCCATAACCGCTACCGATTCCTCACCAATGTAAATATCAGATGTAGTTCCGTTAACCAATAAGTTAGTAATAGAATCAATAAACTCACAGTTCATAATAGCAGCAGCAATCATAAGATAGTTAACGTTATTTTTCTTATAACTAATGGAAGATAAGTATTCAGATATAACTTCTTCAATTTGAGCAGTTAAAGAATCATCATACGTATAACCTTCAACCAATTTAGCATTGAAAGATACCGAAATAGGAAAAGCCGAAGCAGTATCTACAGTTACGATTGCGCCAATAGGAGCTACACCGTCCCCCATTCCAGTAGAACCAGGGTCTAAATAATCTTGGAAATCAGCGATAAGTTTTTCCGTAGCAGGAGTATTGGAAGAACTTAAAATAGATACTTTGACCGTATTAGCACCATTCCATAACGGAGTTATTTTGTATGCGCCAATACCATCATATTCTTCGCACCACCATTTATATTGAGCGATATTACCATCCTCGACTCTACCGTTTACTTTCTGAAAATATCTAACTCTAAGGTGTTCGATGTCTTCTTCATCTTCACCTTCAATCAAACATTCAACTAACTCAGCGTGTTCAATGTTAGCTACGTAATCAATCGGAATTAAATCGCCTAATATTTTATTAGGAGCAGAGCCAGCAGTTTCACAAGTTACTACTGCGGTGTAATAAGTAACCTCATCTTCTACTTCTGTACCAAGTTTTTCAGTAACAGCGTAATTGTAATAAGCGTTATTAAATCGTGTTCCCAACGGAACATCTACGTTAAATTTTCCTTTAAACTCAGCACAACTCGCATCGTTAATTGATAAACCAATCTCCGATGCTCTATTGATTAAACCTTCTCGTGTCGCAGTGCCAGCGAAGGTTTCAGCATGAAAAACGTCTAACTCTTGGTACAATGCTTCAAGTTCCAAAGCAGCAGGAGCAAGTGCATTATAAATAAACGAACCTTCACGGGTATCAATATCGGGATAATCATAGATAACTCTTGCCAACAATCTATCTAAAATGTTAGCAAAATATTGTTCTTCATAAGCCATTTATATGCTCACCACACTTTCTGCTTCAACATTACCAAGGTCAGATACCACAGTGAATGTGGTATGAACTTGGCGATAACCAACTTCGTGTTTAAAACCAATCACATCAGTAATACGATCATCTTCCAATAACGTTTGTTTAATGAAATATTCAATTTTTGGAATTGCAAAATAAATAGGCTCACCAATTAGAGTTTCTAATTCTGAGCCATATGTATAATGATAGATTGGATATCTGTCTTTAGGTATCAACAATCTACAATATATAGTTTGTTTTAGTGCATCTAAGCCGTCACAGAATCCACTGATTCTATTGGTTTCATAAATCAATTTAAAAGTCTTTGAGGGTTCAATTCTATCCTCAAGGTCTCTCACTAATTCATCAGCCAAATTAACACCTCCTTAGATACTTATGTAATATATCTATATTTAACCGTTCTTAAACCCCAGTTGGAAGCACTTGTAGCACCAAATGCTCTCCAAACGCCAGGTGCGAGGTCTAATCCTCGATTAGTGTATGTATTACCAGCACCAAAGTTACCGCAGTCAGTAACTCGTGCTGTTACTACTTTACCGTTATATTCAATCTGCATTTTTTTATTTTTATTAGCTTTGTAAACAGAACCCATCGGAACAGCTACGGTCATGCTATCCCAAGTTAATCGTTCACCGTTAGCTGTTAACTGTCCAACATCATCGTAAGCACTTGCGACTACAGAAATCCAACCAGAACCAGTAGTATCGCTAACTACCCCACCTACGGTGTACTCGTCACTCTCGACTTCTTTATATATTGTGCTAAGAACGAGATATTTTTGACCACCTTGTTGTTTAATCAAGATGACATCTTCATTGTCATACACCATGCTATCTAAATACAACTGTTTACCCTGTAAAACTAACTGTTCACCAACTTTAACTTTCAAGGGATCGGCAGTAACGACTTTACCGAATACCACGCCAAATGGTTTTTGTGATTCAATGGCGTTAATTGAACTTCTGTTAATGATATCTAAATTCATAACATCACTTCCTACTCGGAATATAATTAAACGGATTCTTCTTAACACCATTTACAATCACTTCAAAATGCAAATGATTACCAGTACTTGTACCAGTACTATCGACTCGTCCTATGACTTGTCCTTGTTTTACATCCTGACCTTGTCGGCAGTTATAAGAGTTAAGGTGAGCGTATCGTGTTTTATACCCTCCACCGTGATTTATAACAATGCACTTACCATAACCGCCACAAATCCTGGCTACTTCTACTTTGCCATCTTTGGCAGCTAAAACAGCAGTGTTTCTCGGACAAGCTAAGTCAACGCCAGTGTGCATCGTGTTTTTACCAGTAATAGGATGTTTTCGCTTACCGAATTTGGACGATAAAGTAGCTTGTACTCCAAGCGGATAAATCCAACCTCCACTACTTACAGTACCACCAGTATCCATGTACTCAGTAATAGTTGCGGTTCTATCTCCAAGAACAACGTATTTCTGTCCACCTTGAACTCTAACGACAATTACTTTAGAGCCTTTACTAACAGTACCATTGACGGTGCATTGTTTTTTACCTAAAGTGAGCAATGAACTTACTTTAACTTTAAGAGGATCAGTACTTTCTACTTCTCCAAACATTACTTCCGCAGGTTTAGTAGATTTCCAAGCGTTTACCGATGCTTCTCCGATTGTATCTAATATTCCTGTACTCATGTTGTAAACTCCTCTAATCCAGACAATGTCAAATCCATAGTATGCAAACCGTTCGTAAACGTATGGGTCGCTTTTTCAATCAACATATAGTTACTAACGTCCATGTCACCTAAATCAAGTTTTACGATTACAGAAGCACCAGCTCTACATCTTACATCGCCTATAGCTTTCGTAATCTTTAATTTTCTTGTTTTTCTATTATATAGTTTTAACAATTTATTAACTTTATCAGTAGCGTTGGCATTAGTGCTGATTGATTCACTGTACTTCAACGTACCCCACTCGTCAATTTTAGTATTGTCTTTTGCCACATACTCTTCACGTTTGTTGGTATCATCATTGTCGTAATACAAATAAATGGTGTTATAAGTATTATCATCAATACTGGAAGTGTAATCGAAGTTTTGAGCAGTAGATTTCTCTATAACAATGTCTGTTTTTAATGTAGCAGCATTGTCCAAGTGAATATTACCTACCCCATCACACCATAAAACATACAGAGTAGTGGTATTATAAACCGTTAAGTCAATAGCATCTTGGATAATGTCAAACATAGTCTGTTCATCTTCGGTTAAACTTGAAATAACATAACTCGTGTCCTTGATATCTTCGGTTTTGTACGGAAGTTTAGCTGCACTTAGTACGCTACTAACAATCTCAGATGCTCTTTTATCTTCGTAAATACCAGTATGTTTGTTTTTCAAATATCGTAAACTATCATAAGCGGTGACTGTAATCAGTTGATCTGAATTTCGTTGTTTTGTAAACACACGACCATAGAAAATACAATCATAGTTATTAGTATCTGGATTATATTGTCTAAGCTCTACGTAATCACCTTCATGAAAAGCTAATCCAGGACATTTCGGGATCGTACAAGTGAGTTTGCCAGGAGAACCCTTCCTATCGGTTTCCCATTTCACATCACCCTCCAAAGGCGGTTCTTGGATGCTTCCATCTTTACGAAGTATTCTCAGTTTTACATTTGTTTCGTTTAACGCCAAGTGTACCACCACCTTATTTCTTAGCTGGGATAGTTAACTTAGTGCCTGGATAAATCCAATGCCCTTTAGAAGAACTCTTTTTACCATATTTTTTAGCGGTAGATTCTACAACGTCTTTGTTAGCGTTATAGATTGTCGTATAATTTGAACCAGTGCCACCGTAGAATTTTCGTGCTATTTTCCAAAGATTATCGCCTTTCGCCACAGTGTACGTTTTAGTGGTATCAGCAGGTTTTTCCTCAGTACTTGTAGCAAGTTTAATTGTCGATGTTTCGCCATCAGCAGTAGACGTTGACACTGTTGTGTAAACTTTAGTTGAAAAAGGTACGTATTCTTTAAAGTTTAAATCAATTAAAAGATCAAATCCTTCTTCCGCATCTTCTTTAATCGTATAGTCCTCTAATACTACTTTATAGGAACTACTTCCGTATGGATTTATGACTTCACGTACAACAACTGTTTTATCAAAGGTTTTACCTAGTCTACCAATAGTATTTTGAACTGGTTTATTATGCTGACCGCCACCCACAGTAACCGTGACTTTTTCCGTGTGGTATTTCATTACGACATTCTGATTTAGAATCGTTTTGTTATTATTTACTCTACTTATAGTTAATTGAAAAGGTTGTTTGCTTAATTTTAAAGCTTTAAACTTATCTGTAAATACTGCTGCACTTTGCAATTTATTCGCAAACGGGTATTGAGTTTGCGGAATACGAGCAGTAAATGAAATTTCAGCAAGTCCAGGTAATTTAGGAATGTTCACTTCACCTTCGTTAATCAATGTAATAGTTTCATTTTTATTATTGATTTTAACGGTAAGAGAAGAAGGTGCAATCGGAAGTTCCAAATCATCAATTTCAAATTTATATTGCGAGTCTTGCTCTCTATTCAAATAATGTGCCACTAATTACACCTTCCTTTCTTAGTAGTGAACACCATTAGCCACTACGCCTAATTCTTCGTATAATTTATCACTGAGATAGTTTACAACGCCATCCATATCTACTCGTTCGGAAATATAGTTGTCATTCTTCATTTCAACTTTAATCTCAGCAGTTGTAAATTGATTGATGGCTTCACGTTCACCAAGTTCTTTGAGATATTTCAAATCAGTATCCAAGATGTCCATAGAATCGGAAATTTTGGAAGTATCACCAGCGATATCATTTAACGCAGGATTTGTACCATCACCAACCATAGCACCATAGTCATCAGGGGTAAGTGCGTAAGCAGGGTCGTTGGGGTCGGGTAAACCTTGAGTAAGATCAGTTAACCCATCCATGCCTGTGATGCTACCAACTAAATCAGAGATATTCATGTTTTGAAGTTTATCTTGTAATGCAGCACCTTTTTCAGAACCACTGTTGTAAGAATCAGTGATATCTAATCGGTTTAACTCAGGAGCTGCGACTTCATAAGTTACGGCATTGCTATTTTTACCCCAACTGGACATTTGAGCTTGAGCGGATTCAATCATACCGTTGGTATCCCAACCGAACACCGTATCCAACAATTTAGCTATGGGTTTCACAAAACCAATTAAATTGCTTAACATTTGCCCTAATAAGTTCACGAATCCATCTAAAATGCTGTCGAAACCACCATTAAATGCGTTTACAAACCACTCGATGATGCCAGATATTGGTTCTACAAACATACTCCAAATAAACTGCATAATGGCGTTAAAAGTAGCTGCTACGTTATTGTATATAATTGCACCTGCTGCAAATATTATGCCTAATACTACATCAGTATATTTAAGAAACATATACGCTAATGCTGCAAGTAACGCTATGACTATAAGCACACCTAGCGCAAACGCACCTACGACTAAATTACCAGTAGCAATAGATGCGACTGCAATCAAAGTAAGCACACCTGCTACAATCATCAGAATGGAATACACTAATTGACATAAGAAATCATAAACGCTTTCACTTGTTTGGGCAATGTGTAATATGAGACCGCAAATAAGAGTTACTATCAATGCTACCAATGCTACCGTAGGATTGGTCATAATCAATCTGATAGTCGTTGCGATTACAGTAGCTACTGCCCTGGTTATTTTAAAAACAATAAAGCCAGCTATAAACGTAACGCCCATTAGCAATAATTCGCTTATCCAATCCCAGTTATTAACTATAAATGTAATAACAGCAGATACAGCTCTAACTATAATAGCAACCGCATACGATATTGCTACAATAATTTCGTTAATAATATTAAGAAATTCTTGACCAGTTTCGCTGTTCAAAAATTCATTCATATATGCCAAAATAGGTCTAAACGATTGAATAGCGGTATTCTTCATCATTGTGAACGCTTGTCCGAACGTCATTGCAGTCATATCAAATCGTTCGTCAATGGAATCACCAGCTTCCATCATGGCAGCTACTACAATGTCAGAAGTAATTAAACCTTGCGAAGCCATATCTTTTAATGAATCTTCGCAATTATAAATTCTCTGAGCATATCCTTCGATAGCTTGGTAAGCCATAGGCGCACCTTCACGAACAGAGCGCAATTCGTCACCAGCTAACGTACCAGAACCCAACGCCTGGATCATCTGATACATAGAAGAAGCTTGTTCAGCAGCACTCGCACCACCAAGAGTATAAGCCTTACCCATGATTTCTTGGAATCGAATGGCGTTATCCATGTTATCGTTAAACGCATCGCCAGCCAATACCATTGATTTTGACGTATTCGCCATGAACTCATCATATCCAACTCTTGCTCTTTGAGAAGCAGCGAACATTTTGTCCATTTGCGATGTCGTTAAATTCAAGGTTTTATCGGAAAACGCAGTAGTACCGTCAGGATTGGTTGCAATTCCACTGTTTCCAAGTTGTTGAGAATTATAATCGTTTAATCTATTTTGAGCAGAGGTCATTGTGTCAGATAAATTAACTAACGCCTTTGCTCCCATTATGCCACCGTAAGCAGCTGCAATACCTTTAACCTTACCATAAATTCTATCGAATACGTCTTCCGTTTCCTTGGCAGCGTTTGTACTATTTCTAATAGAACTCGTAAAACTTCTCATAGCGTTGGGAAGAAGTTTGATTTTATTGTGTACCGCATCAAATCTACTTCTAAGCTTGGAAGCTGCCGAGTCATTAGCTCTAAGCTGATTAACCATGTTCTTAGAACTGGTAGTCGTATTTTTTATGTTTTTATCGACTTTATTAGTCGTGGTTTCTAACTTTTTAGCTTGCGTATTAGATCGTTTAAGATTATTAGTTAACGCATCATTATCTTTCGATATGTTAGAAAACGCATTATTTATAGTTTTTATCTTATTAGATAATTTTTGTAATTTCTGTTCGGCACTTGAAATGTCAAAATCAACTCGTGCCTTTAATACTTTAGCGTTGCTAGTATCAGCCAAAGTAGTTTCACCTACCTTTCACGCTTTTAATGTCGTTTACGAGGTGTCTTAGCTTTTAATTTCTTTTCTTCTTCTTTCTGCTGGTCAGCTTTAATCTGAATAGCAGCTAACATAAAAGCTTTTTCTTCTCTTGACATAGTTAGTAGCATGGTAGGTTTCCAGTGGAATTTGTGAAGGGCATAGTATGCTAAGAAAGCATCACTATCCCCTTCGTTAATTAGTTTTTTGCTTCATCCACTAAGTCTTCCATGCTCATATCGTAACCGTTGACTTCCATAACTTTGGCTTTCAATTCGGTATATTCACCAGGGAGCAACATTTTTTTCAGCAATGCTTCCGCACCCATTACGCCATAGCTATTTTGAAGTTCGGCATCATTCAAATTAGGAAATACCACACAATGTGCGCACATTTTAGCGATATATTTATCGGTATCAGTTTCCTGAGTGAACTGACCACGTTTGCCAGGTACAGGAACTCTCTTAGTACATTCTTTACGGATAGCTTCGTCAAGATCAGAATCAATGGGTTTCAATTCCCACTCTACCGCTTTATTTTCATCCACAAATCTCTTAGAAGCTACGTATTTAACAACATCAATCTCTTTGGCATTACCAGCCATAAAAACAGCAAAATTACTCATTATAAATCCTCCCAATTTTATAAAATTAAAAGAGAGGATGATTATTAGTCATCCTCTCATTATAAGTAATTATTAAAGCATACCGTCCATAACGTTAAACGGAGTTTTAATTTCAAATCTTTCAGCGGTGAAGTCCATAGTTTCGGTAAGAGGATCATCAGAATCCGCATCGAAAGCTACCAACATTACGGAGTCAAAGTTGCAATCAAACAAAGTAATAATCTGCTGACCAACTTCGGCTGCGGTTTTATCTTCGTTGATAATCATCATATCAAAGTACAAGTCTTCACCAGTTTCCTGGAATTTGTACGCCAATTCTCTCCAAACGGAGGTATTGAAATGGAACTCTGCGCTACCAGTAATAGTAGAAGAACCAGATTTATGACCTTTATTCATTCTACCGAGAATAGGTACTTCGCTTTTACCCTTTTCAAAAGTTACTTCAAGATTGATGGCAGACATAAAATTATATCTTTTACCTTCAATAGTAACGTAACATTCAGCCATTTTTGCAGAGAGTGCATTTTTAGCTTTCATTGTCTGAGCCATAACTTATTCCTCCTTTCTTACTGTACTACCACTGTCATATAAAGAGTAGACACGGTATTGATTACGGTAACGGCATCGTTAACTACGAGAGAGCGTTTATCTTTGCCCTGCTCTACAGTAACCAAGCCAGAATCAAAGTTTTCAATCGCAGCAATACCTTCAAGTTCTCTGTGATGTGCAACGATGTCAGACCAGAAGCTTGCTCTACCAGCGGTATTATTGGGGATAACACCGAGATATTTAGTAACAAACAATTTAGCGATGTCATTCGCAATCTGGTCAATAACACGGATAGTCTGATTCCATTTGAAGTCTTCGTTCTTATCATCAGTAAGAGTAGTCAAAGAGTTAATATCTTCCAATACTCTGATTTCATCATATACTCTATGGAATACAAACTCACCATCTTCAATACATTTTTCCAACTGAGCTTTAGTTTCTTCACAAACGATAGTGTATTCACCATCATAAACCATGTTGGAACAAGTTTTATTAACGGCACAACCTGCTTCCGCACCAGCTACCCAAGCTACCAAAGCGTGAGCAGAAGCTTTATCATCGGAAACAGTAGAAACCACATTGATGATACCTTCATGATTAGGAGCAGTTGTAGCATTATACACTACAGCCTGGCATTTCTTACCAGCATCACGCCATGTTTTAACGGCAGCAATGTAAGCAGTTACATCTTCGGAAGCTTCGGTATAAACTGCCAAAACATTAAATTCGTAACCTTCCAACGCTGCAACCGCTTCTGCTACTGTACCAGCATCGCCAAGGTCATAAATCAAACACTTGGTAGCATGACAGAAAATTTCACGGAAGGGTTTAGCATCATCGGAGGAATATTTAAAACCGAGAATAGTATCGCTATTTTTAACGAACTCTTCTTTGGTAATTTCAATTACCGCACCAGCGGATTTCTTCAAAGGATAAGGAATCGCTACAATACCACGTTCACCAAAAGTAGTAGAAACATTAGGTGTTGCTACGAAATTGATATACGCACCAGGCAATTTCTTATCTTGCGTTACCCAAACGCCACCACCATAAGCCATTTTATCAGTCCTTTCTTTCAACGGTAGGTTCTATTGGTTCAAGAACCCCCATGTCTTCTACGACTTCATTTTCTTTTTCAGTCCAGAAGCCGTATGTAATAAATATTTGTAATACATCATCAGTAATCGTATATTCCATGTCTTCGCCACGAACTAATTGATCGCCAATTTCGATGTACTCTATTGATTCCAAAACTAGTTCCGCAACCGCAAACGAATCTTTTTTCACATTGCGTTTATCACTACCAAAATAATGAAGAACGCAGGGTACGGTTCTGTAATAGTCTTTACTATTTACAGAACGACTCATAGGGTTCAAAACTTGTACGGTAAAGCACGGTGTCTCTAAGTCTTGTTCGATATCTTCCACGTAATAGTGGTAGCTATCTCCAAACTTGGCGTGAAGGTTTTTTGTAATCGAATCTAAAACTGTGTTAATCACTTAAATCTTTCCTTCCACCATTTATCCATTCGTTTATCGACTATTTGTTTAGTTTTTTCCTTGGTTGATTTCAAACCTTTTTCTACAAAGAAGTGTTCGAATCCATACCATTCACTTGGGTCAGCTTGGTATTCAGATGCTACAGGAACTTTAATTCTGCGTTTTACTTTGTAATAAGCTCCATCAGCTTTATTTTTCACTCTATGACCATCATTTACGTGACGAGCGTAAGGAACTGCGTTTATCATTTCAGAAGCGAAACCAGTAGCAGTTGCTTTAGGTTTACAACTGTTACCATTCCAACCCACTTTTAAAGTGCCAGTTACTTTTGGAGTTTTATTTTTAATTTGCGTGAGAGCTAACTTAGCAGTATCCTCAGTAGCAGCTTTCATTTCAATACCAAAGCTATCGTTTAATAATGACTGTTCAAAATTTTTAAAATCATCGAATTGCCATTTTACATTCATTAAGCCTTATCCTCATAGAGAGTAAGTTTAATTTCTTGGTGATTAGTATATATTGCAGGTTTACCGCTTCGTCTGTATTTAGTAGTAACTCCATTTTGAGTCACTTCAATAACCGAGCCAGGTTTAATCTCAATGTCAGGACGAATGAATAATACTGTATATTGAATTATTTCAGCAACACCATTATCAATATTAGTTACCGCTTCTCTATTAAACGAAAGTCGGCAAGGTTCATCTGTAACTACCACAACTTCTTGTTGGGTAGTTTGGTGAGTGTCGGGATCAGTAGTAGATCGGTACTCCGATATATTACATTTACCCTTCCATAAAATCGCCAACGGATTCATGTTACCACCTCAGTCTACGGTACGGGGTCAACCATTTATCGAACCCTCGTTCCAACTGCTTCACTAAAGCATCGAATCTGGTTTCAGCAATGCTCTCACCGTGACTTATCTCATAAGTAATTGTGGTGTCACCTTCTTTAATGCTCTTAATAACAGCATCATAATCAAAACCTTCTAATGTACCAGAGTTTTTCTTATTAAAAAGAAACTCTGCGCATACTCTGTCGATTAAACGAGGATAAACCATTTCGGGAATTTCGCTAATGTTACAGTAGTTTAAAATATATTTAGACCATTTATCCAACTCAAACTCAATCTGACTTTTATCGTCATCATTAGTCGTGTATCCAAAATGGTTTAATCTTTTTGAAACGTCATCTATTGTAACCAAGCATCATCCCTCCTTTAAAATGGCAAGTAATTTTTCTTTACTACGGGTATTTTTTATCTTTGCACCGTAACCATGCTCACGCATCCAATCTCTCAGATCATTAGGAGTCATAGATTCAAAGTCAGGTTGGATGGCATCCCCAACATCTTCTACACTATTATCTTCGTGGACGGTAGATGCCTGTTCTACCCTCTGAACTTTGTCAGTATCTTCTACAACTTTATAGCCATGTGATCTAAACCATTTAATTAACGTTTGGTTATCGGTTTCACCCACGCCATTTACAAAACGAACGGAACACCATGTACCAGTTGCATCCTTAACAGGAGCGTAAATTTTCATTGTATCCTCCCCTTCCTAAGTAATAGTCACTTAACTTACTTTTTAGCAGGAAAGTGAGTATCAATAGCATCCTGGGCAAGTGTACCGAGTCGAACAATCTGTTCTTCCACATAATGACCATTGGTGTTAATTTCAGTTTCACCATTGGACTGAGTAGGAGTACCAAGTTGTTCACCAGTATAATGACCATTGGTGGCTAATCTTTCACCAGCAATAGGAGAATCTTCGCCCCAGTCAACGTTGTTATATTTAACTTCGTTAGCCATTTAATCAGTCCTTTCTAATAGAATGAAATAAGGGATGGAACACCCACCCCTTATTTCAATTTGTCAAGTAAAATTCAATTTTACTGTACTTTAAGACCTCTGAATACACCAGCAGCTTTAGTAGATTTCAAAGCGCAACCAGCAATCATTTCAACTTCACCTTTTTTAACTGCGCCAGCAGTGGAGAAGTCAGGCAACCAAGTTCTAACGGGAGCTTGACCAGCCATAGAGATAGCGTGGAAACCGTCAATACCAAAGCGTACAGCGTAAATGGAAGTTTCACCTTCGTTAATACCAATGATAGGATCGTTAGAACCAGCTTTAGCACCGATATCAACGAAAGGAATAGCACCGTAGTATTCTACAGGCTGACCAAAATCATTTTTAGTCATCTGATACATGCCCATTCTACGAGCAACTGCACGGAATTTAGCAGCCATTTTGGAGTTACACAAGATAGCATCTACGCCATCCAATTCACCAAGCCATTCGTCCAAAGCATCTACGAACAGTACAGCGTTGGAAGTAACTTTATCGGAAGTGGAAAGGTCAATAGCAGTACCAGGAATGTACTCAGTGGAGCTACCAGTTACAGCCACATCAAGACCATCGAATACTTTTGCATCAGTGGAAGAGTTACCATTGATGATAGTATCGGAGAACAAAGCAGAAGCAGCTTTAACTTTCTGAGAAGCCTGTAAAGCAACTTCGTTAGCAATACCGCCCATGTCAGCGATTACACGGTCGATTTCGTATGCACCACCAAATACTTTAAGGTCGGTTACATATCTCTGTTTTTCAACTTCGTGTGCAGCGTATTCTTCGTTAATCGCACGGAAACCAGCAGTAGGCTGAGTAATCAAACGGGTATAACCGTAAGTAAGAGTACCGCCACCACCTACAGGGGATACACAGTCATCAAAAGGAATGTTGTTCATAATAAAAGAACTTTTTGCAAACTCGTCAATAATACCAAGCTGCAAATCATCAGTAACATTAAGTTTTGCTTGCGCTAAAGTAACAGCCATTTTATCAAATCTCCTTTAGTTATTTTTTAGCATTGATAGCACTTGCGATAGCTTCTGCAAATGTTTTGGAAGTAGCAGGTTTACCACCATCACCACCAGGAGGGTTAGTAAGTTTGATCCCAGCAGGTAAGTGTTGCCCTTCTGCCCCAAACAAGAAGCTTGTATCTTCGCCATTTTTAAGAGCTTCCAACTGTTCAGAAATACCTTCAAGTTGGTTGTCTTCGTACTTAATTTTTTCTACATCCAACAGTGCCACGACAGCTTTAACGTTTTTTGCGTTAGCATCACGAACACTATTTTCAATAGCATGATTTTTTAGAATTTCAGAAACCTTAGTATCCAAGTCAACTTGCAACTGAGCCTTTTCGGTTGCGAGTGTACTTTTATCCAATTCCAATTTGTTAATTTTCTCATTGAGAGAACCATAATCTTTGGTGGATTCTTTTAAATCATCATACTCGGTTGTTTTTTTATCTAACTGGCTTTGCAGTTGACTAATTTGGGATTTAAGATCATCCACATCACCTTTAGCTCTACCAATATCAGCAGAGTTTTCATCCAGGATTTTGTTAATGAGTTCTTTGTCTTCAATACCTAAGTCTTTCAAAAATTCACGTTTCATAAAGTTTTCTCCTTCGCTTTTTTTCGTGGTTGCGCCACAGGATTGTAGTTTTTCGTCATACTGGACAATATCAAATATAAGCGTATCCCACTCGTTTGGAGTTACCATCGAATGTGATACACTGGAACTGACCTACATTATTAGGTAAGTATTTGCCACGAATAGCGTAGCCACCATATCGTTGAAACGGCACAACTACAACGTGTTGATAACCAACCGTTTTAACTTTATTATGACTCAAATCCATTCGTATTTTAGAAAGCGGTTGATGTGTGCCAAGGTGAGTGTGACCACTGATAAAGCAATCGCAACCATCTACCGAATAAGTCCATTTCTCGTCCTTATTCTTCGTACTACCATGTGTGAGTACCACACCGTATGTATTAGGATTCTTACCTTGTTTACCAACCGTTAATTTAATGAAGCAAGCGTTCTCTCTATATTTATCTTCAATTCTCATTCGGCAGAAGACATCGTACAGAGGATTCATACCTACTTCTTTTACTGATCGGTATTCATGGTTGCCAGAACAACCACCAATGATTTTGTCGGCAATAGGATTTAACAGTTCATAACATAATTCCTTTTGTTCCATCGGAGAAAGACTTTCCTCGTAAACATTGGACTTAGAATTTCGTAAACCCATGTTCATCATATCTCCAATGATTACGACCGCTCCATTAGGATCGTTCTTAACCATTTCAACCCACGCTTTGAATAATTCCAAATCGCACTCTTTAGAGCCGATGTGAACATCACCCAAAGGATAAATATTTAGTCTTTCAAAATCTTCATACTTAACGTCTATAAGTTGAAAATCATTCAGCACATTATTACCTCCCAATATAATGTGTTAAAAGGGCAGGAGCAGGAAGGGGAGGTTGTTTCCCACTCCTGCACCCTGTATATGAATAAGGAGCGAACTCCATTATTCCATAATAGGAACTTCCCAACAACGGCAACGAGGATGCAACGGACTTGCTGTGTTACCGACCTCATAAGCCGACATGGGGAATACCAAACCGTGCATCGAACCGCATATCTCGCAAGTTCGTTCATCGGCTCTGGTGAAGAATTGATATTTTTTAATACCAAGTTCTTCAAATATTTTTCTACGAGCAAGAGAACCCATTGCAGTTGATTCAGTTAAAACCAATCGCTCCAAAACATTCTCCATCGTAAGAAATCTTTTATCCAACTGCTTTAACACAGTTTGAATGTCATCACGTCTTAATAAAGAACGTTTAATGTCATTCATTATATAAACACTCCATAGAGCTACGTCATCGGCTAATCTATCCGACCAAGTAGATTCATCCGCACCCCATTTTTCATCTATAACTTTGTCAACATCAATTTCTACATCAAAAAAATCACTCTCTTTTCCAATGATTTTGGTGAGTAGTGATTTTAATTTAGGATTTAATTCTGAGAGTGTGATGTTAAACTCTGTGTTTATGTAAGTGAGTAATGCGGTTAATCTTTTTCTATGGTCTCTGTTACTAACCCATTTACGAGCTTCTTGGTATGTTACTACACCATCTTTACCGTATTCTTGGTAAAAGTTTCTCAGTTCATATTTTAAATCTACTTTTAAAGAACTTAAAAGCAAGAGTAAGATAGCCAATGTTTCCTCGGTAAGACTATGTTCTTCTTGTTCTAAGTTATCTAATTCTTCTTCGGAATACATTGGTTATCAACTCCTTATGTAAATTATTTGTAAAGCACCCTGCCTTCAGGCGTTTTGGGCGGTATGCGATGGGTGAGGGTTAGCGTATTGTTGCCTTCAATGTGCCGCTATCATCCACGGTGATTGCATATTTTTTGCCTGACGGACTATTCAGATACAAAATAGAATTCTCTTTGTGTGTGTCAATTTCCATCCATAAACACCGCAAACCATCTTTGCTTTGGTGTCTAAAGTACACGCCATTCGAGGGGATATTGTTGTTTTCCGCATCTGTTACCACCGCCGCAGTATATCCGTTTACAAGCCAACCGTATTGCTTTTGGGAATAATCGTCGGTTTCATAACCGTCCGACCTTTCCGCTTTGACAGAACTTGCATAGGGATATGGAACTACGAAATCACTAACCTTATAAAAAGTACAATCATTATCTGTGAAATAGTCTAAACCTGTAGTATTACCATCCCACTCAATGCGTGTCAATGCACCTGTTCTTCCGTACAGTGCAACATCATCATTCAGGAATTTGTTGTCAAGCTTCGTTATTTCCATTAAAAAAACACTTAAAGTGAATGTCATTGGCGTTGCCGTAACAATCATATCGCCAAGGATTAAAAAGGGTTCTCCAGTATTTTCTCCATCGACTAATCCCATATTGCCAATATGTCCATACTCGTTGGTTTTGAGAACATAAGTATCCCCATTGAAAATGACATTGCAGGTTTTACCCGAGACAGGTAGTGGCATATTCAATTCAGCAGTACAGAAACCATCGTAATCAGGGATTGCTTCCGTTGTGATTGTTTGTTCGGGAACAAGGATTGTTACCGTCTCATACGGATACCCCTCCGGCAACACCTCACTCTTCAGCTTGCCGTTGCTGTCGAGGATAGCACCGCCATCGCCGCCAGCTTCCAAGGCTTCAATCCGTTCTTCTAACTCGTCACCAATATTTTCGGGTTGTTTATCATCAACAACGTTTTTAATGTTACCCACAGTCTTTTTAGCAATCGCATATGCTTCGTTATGTTCTGCTTTCTTAGGTTTTGCATCTTGCATAGGTTTGCCTAACCGTTGACCAGTAGTTACACCATTAACGGAGATTACTTCTCCGAATTGATTATATTTAATACTCATTTATTACCTCCATCGTCCCCATTGGAATTATAAGCACTCATCATTTTCTGAGTAGCTCCCATTTCTTTCAACTCAGCTTGTTTATCTTCTTCCAACTGAGCAAGTTCATGCTCAACATTAGTAACCCACGGATGACGAGCAAGTAATGTTTTATTAGAAATCATACCAACGGATTTAACGCAGTTATCAATCTTAGCATCTTCGTTGATGAAAATATCACGATTGAAGATGAAGTTAGCATCAACATCACTATAGTTAGCTTCGCCTTTATGAATTAAATGCTGGTCGATAAACCAAACTAATTCTTCAAAGCCAGCCTGGAACTCAGTTTCCATTGCGTTAACATCCAAGTCAATGTCAGTGTACATAGACTCAATGTTCATCTGATTGGGATCGCCATCCATACGCTCTTCTTTAGCATCGAAACCTCTACCGTTTTCCACAATAGCTCTTTTAAGTTGCATAAGAATAGCTTGATAGTTTTGAGCATTAACTTCCACTTTAAGGGTTTCAACCCCACCTTGAACACCATCTACCGTAGTAACTTTAATCACGCCCCAAGTAGAAAGGTTCTGACGAAACTCACCGAGGTTAGTACCATCGTAGTTCTTCAAAACCAAGATTGTGGTACGGGGGTCTTCTTCCATGTTATTTTGGAAGTCACTCAAAACTTGGTTGAGTGAATCTTGTAACGTTTTAACATTTCTAATGAGAGGAATTTCCTCACTGTTATATTTAAACGGAATCAGCGGAAATCTCTGCCAACTTGCGCTTTGACCATCTATTTGCATATAACTCGTACAAGGGTTATCATCCAAGATTAAACTTGCGCCTTGATACTTGTAATGCACTATGCCATTAGCGGTGTAAAGGTCAACGTGGTCAACCTTAGTTGTTCCACCGTTTTTATCAAACACTTCTTCGGAGTAATAACGCATAGCGCACTCCAATTCAGTATGAGCTTTGTCTTTCCAAATAGGACAAATTTCATGGGCAGGAAATACTGCCATTTTAAATTCACTATGCTCATCATAATAAGGGAACAACCAAGCAACACCGCCATTAACAGCGTACCGTGCGAGTACTCTGAGTTGACGGTGAACTTTTTTATTAAACACCTTATTCAACAATTCCAAATAGTCATCATCGGGACTTGCGATAGTAATAGGTTTACCAAGAACATAGTTTGTTTTTTGGTCAACCAATTTCTTGTATTGGTTATCTACCAACTTATTATTAGCTACGTTCTCAATGGTAACTAATTTACCATCAGCACCAATCATCTTTTTCTCTCGTCTAAGAATATCGTGATCGCCATCGTAATATTTTTCGGCTAACAACTGTTCGTCTCTAAGTTTACTATTCAACCATTTACGAAGCACCATTTCCAAATATCTGACTTCGGGAGTAGATGAATCGGAAACAGGTTTCGGTAAATCTGGTTGTTTAAATAAGTTAAAGATTCCCAAGTTCATCACCTCCCTGTTATTGAATTATTATTTATGTAAGCGATGTAAGAACGCTACCAACTGTTCTCTGGTTACGAAGGAGTTATACTCCATACCGTTTTCAGTGCCGTTAATAAGTTTTTCTTTTTCTGCCCATTCACGGTCTTCTTCGCTCCATTTAGCAGGTTCTTCTTGCGCTCTTTCTGCCAAATAATTATCCATCATTTTATTAAATTGATCTTGAGTCATTGTTACCTCCGCTTCTTCTTGCCTGGGAGTCACCTTCATAACTTTGATACTAGCTTCGCTAATACCAAAGTACTTGTAGAAATCAGTAACATTGTCACGATAATCTTTACGTTCATCGCCACGATATGTACCACTTGTTCGCATATCTACATGAACAGAGTTCTCACTAATGAAGCCAATTCCTTTAAAGCCAAGAGTTTGCGCCAAGCAACAAATCTTTCTGGCGTTAACTATCTTACCGTCTTTTTTAACAGTAATATCGGCAGCTGTACCATTGAGGTGTTGACTCTTAGATGCTCCACCGACTTTCTTGTTATGGGTCACAGTTCTATAACCGCTGTTAACGGTGATAGTATAACCGCCATAAGCTCTGAGTTTCTCTAATTTCGCAAGTAACTCAGTGCTGAATTTAACAGTATCAGAACCATCTTGACACTGAAATTCTTTTAATTTAAAATGTTCACTAATCTTATAATCTTTACCAAGCTTTTTAACGCTTGCTGTAATAATACCCACTATAATCATCCTTTCGATTAGTCAAACGAGAACAATGCCCCTCGTCCAACTTTGTCGTAAATACCTGCCAAACAGTCCTCGGCATCATCGTGCGCCATCTTACCTTCTTTTTGGTATCCCATAACATCACCGTAAAAGTCAGCAAAATTAACTTCCCAACCGACTGGGAATTTGATGTTATTTTGACACCAAGTAGCGGAGCTAAGAATACGAGACTTTTTATTTCGACTCTGAGTAAATAAATCAATGTATGTTTTATACCAATGATATTTGTCTCGTAAAATGCGCTCTACCGATCTACCAAAACCACGACCACCGTTGTTGGACTCAATGTAGGCTTTGTTTACTCGGTGTTCGTATAATCGTTTCGCAACCTCACCCTCGGTGATTTCCATACCTTCTTTGGTGAAGTACACATCGTAAACGTAAGCTTGTCCACGATGCAGACCGTAGATAATGCAACACAAGTAGTCATCACCTTGGTCAGCGGTATCGACATAAGCACATACCTCTTCAATGAGGGATCTTTTTTCATCGTCCCTGGGTATGTCTTTATAAGTTTTAAATCCAAGATTGTAAAGCCTACCAACCAAGTCAATGGGATTCTGGTTGTAGTTCGCTTCAACAATCTCTCGTCCCATCGTCTTAACGATTAGGTCGTAAGCGTTTTTATCCAACACACCATCACAGAGCATCGAGCCATCATCTTGCAATGCCTTTTTAGTAATGAGCTTATAAGGCATCCCAATAGATTTATAGTGGTCAATCGCTTTACCACTCAAATCTTTGGTGTTCCAACGAGTTGCAATGATAACGAGCTTGCCATTCTTCTCAAGTCGGGATAACATCGTGTTGGTAAACCAAGTCCAGTGGTTTTCCAAAACAGTCTCGTTCATGGCTTCATCGGCATTTTTAACAATGTCATCCAGGATCATGATGGTCGCACCAAAACCAGTTACCGTACCGCCAGGAGAAGTGGCGAGGTATGAAACGTGTTGCCCCTCCAATGTCCAGAGGTTAGCAGCGGAGCTACCACGTTTCAAATAGGTGTTGGGGAAAATGTCGGAGTAAACAATGCGCTCTTTGGAAGCTTTTCGCTCCTGGATCGCATTACGAACACCACGAGAGAAGGTGGTTGACAGTTGCTCATTGTACGAACCCGTAATGATTTTCTCAGACGGATTCCTACCAAAAATCCACTGGGCAAACAGACCAGCGGTTCGGCTCTTCCCATGTCGAGGGGGCATATTGATAATTAAGACTCGCTGATCGCTCTCGTAGAACTCTTGGAGCGCATAGCAGAACTCTTTCAAGTAGGTTCGCCCCTCCATGTAGAAGTCGGGGGCAAGTGTGCAACAGAACGTCCAGAAGTCTCGTCTGCACAATTCCAATAGAGCTTGGTATTTGACCTCTTCGTACTGCTCTTTGGTCAGTCCAAGCGATTCGTATGATTTCAACCCCATCACCTCCCCGTAGCGGTTGAATCTCGTGTGGTTGCAGAGGTGGGACTCGAACCCACGGCTTCCAGAGCATGAATCTGGTGGACTACCAACTGCCCTACTCTGCAATAAAAAAGAGAGCCACATTGGACTCTCTATAGTTACGCTATTATGATATTAGTTATAGAAAATTGTGAAAATTTTTTTAAGGTACTATCATTTGGATTTAAGTTTTTTCAGCAGGTAACTACGCTGTTATGATAATAGTTGTAGGAGTTGAGAATATTTTGGATATAGAGTCTCATGCTGGCTGACTCAAAACACTGCCCCTTTGCTATCCCGTTACCATTTCTACCTATAAAACTATTAAACCGCATTAAACCGCTTTTATTCGTCTTTTTTGTAACCTACGTGTATCCTATTGGCGTTTGTTATATCGTTGGTTTATTCGTTTTATATGATCCATTTTATTCGTTAAAATATCATAGTATAGTATAATGTAGTGTAGTACAGTATAAAAGCAGTGTAAAACGTACCATATAAAGCAGTATAAAGCAGTTATTTATTATCTATTAACTGTTTTAGTGTATCGGTATCCAATCCGTTGATAACGGTCTTGTTATCGCTCTCTATGCGTGTAGTGTTGATATATTCGGAGTCCATTTTGTTTAATAAGTCCATTGCCTTTAATCTATCGTTATCGGATTTATTTAGATCATTGATAAACGACCATAGTATATCACGTTTTTTCTCACGTTCGGATATAGCTTGCTTTTCTAACGGTTCGTTAATGGAACGTAAATAGTCTTTAATATCATCACGTTTTAACAATATGCTACTCTCATTAGCTGCGACTTGTAAATTATTACTATTATAAACTGCCATATAGGCTGCTGTACCATTACCACCGTTTTTAAAATATTCACGACAAAAAGTCTTCATTTTCTCAGTTAATGCCATATTATCACCACCTTGTTTTTTAATGGCATATAAAAAACTCTTGTTTTTATAACAAGAGTGTAAATTATAATAATATATCTATATATAATATATAGCAATGCCACGAAAACATTATAAAACGGATATAAATCCAATATAAAAAAGCAGGCGCTTGACCTGCTTTTTTGTTATTTCTGTTTTTCTTCCAATGATATAATCTTTTTTTCGCAAGCGTATATTTTATTGTCTAATGTTATTAACTTGCGTAAGTACTGTTCTTTTTTACTGTCATCGTTGTTGTACTTTTCTAGTACTATATCCCGTAATTCGTTCAACTGTTCCAACTCATTTTTTAAATTTATAATATCCGTATTTAATTGCGTGTTAATAATTGGCGTTGTGGGAGTGTTCCACGGCTTTTCACCATCTGGGGAAATAATAGGAGTGTTTGGGGGATCGTCATCGTATCCGTATAAAATTGATATTGCGCTAAAAACCAATATTAAAATTATACCACCGATAACGACAACGGGAGCGACTGCGCATAACAATATAAATAAACCTATTAACGTTATATAGATCATAATGCTAACCACGTTTTTTTATTTAATGTCGGTTTGCCGTTGGCGTGTAAAAAGCTGTTAATATGGCGCATTGTCGTTGCGCTCCAATCATTCCAATATTTATGCAATTCTCCCGTTTTTCTATCAATACCGCAAACAATGGTATCATATGACAAACAATAAATATTATCAACTGTCATCAACAATAACGCTTTTCCGCAAAAACTGTTTCGACTGTCTAGCGGTGTTAATTCGTATTTACTAATAATTTTTTCGTTATCTACGTATGCAATATGTTTAATATTGTTTTTATAATGTTTGTTTTCTTCTTTACTGCAATAATAATTATACATTTTAAAATACCTCTTTTTTATACTAATTGCGCAATGTTTAACAATATTAAAATAGCAAGTGAAAAAATGATGATACTATCTTTTCGGTCTTGTTTCCGTTGTTTTTCCAGTCGTTTACGCTTCTTTTCCTCTTGTTTTCTCTTTTCCTGCTGTTCTCTTTTTTGCTGTTCGTATGAGTCGTTGACGTAACTCAATAAATCTGTTTGTAATTCGTTGTTTTCGTTTTCTTCCCTAACCCAGTATGCTTTTCTCATTTATTCCACCTCTAATTCATTGAATAACTCGGTTCGCATTTCGTTTAACTTCTTGTACTCGCAAGTATTGCGAAGTTCCATATATCGTTTTTTCGTCATCTTTTTATAATCGTTTTTGTTTTTGTAATTGTCAATCAATTCCGTGTATAAAGTATCGATATACTTTTTTAATGCTTTTTGCATAACTGTTTGATATCGGTATGTTTCCCACGTTCTGTTATAATAATATACAGTTGCGGTATATTTCTGATAGTTCGGATTTACGTATAACTTGCAAACGTGTTTAAAACCGTGTTTCGTATCCGCTGAATAGCAATAAAAGTCCAATCCGATATTACCGTTATAATCTAAAAATTTATTATACATTTTTTTAAACCTCCGTTAACATTCCAAAAACATAATTAAATCAATGATATCCGTAAAATTTTGTTTTTCTAAGTATAATAAGTATTCGTCATTATGTTGCAATTCTTCATATAAACGGCAATAGCTGCCTTGACTACTTGCGAGATTGTAAATAGCATCTAAAATCTCATAACGTGTCATAATGTTTATACCTCCGATTATAAATATTGGATATTGCATTCTTTTTCTGTTTCGACTAAACAGCAGGTTTGGTCTAATACCGTATTAATTGTATAAATAGCGTTATAAATATCCTTGTTAATGCAAGTGTTACTATATACAATAACTTGTATACTTTTTTCTGTTTTTCCTTCCCAAACTCCGATAGCGTCCAACAACGTTGCACCTTTAATATTGTTTTCCAATAAAATATTAACAATGGTGGCATAACAAATTGTTCGTTGCTGTTCCGTTCCTTTTTTCGTGTTTCGTCCTACATAAATAGTGTATTTATACATTTTTTAATACCTCCGTTTTATCTGTTTTTAAAATCGTTGATAGCTTCTTTTTTCGTGTAATTGGAATAAATGATCGAACCATTCCAAAAACGTAACAGATCAATAATTTTAATAGTGCCGTTCTTTTTGTTTTCCTTTACGATCAACATTTTTAATACCTCCGTTTGGAAATGTTTTCCTTTGATGTTTTTAATTATACTCATTTTTTATTATTCCGCAATAGTAATATTTTGCGATTATGTATAATATTTTGCGCTATAAATCAATATACATAAAATACATAATTATACAATAATATTAGTATTTTATGCGCTTTTTACCTGCGGTTTGTATATTATCCGTAGAACGTCCATAACTCCGCAAAAAGTACCATACTAATATAAATCCCTGCAAAAAAATGTATAATCGTTTAAAACGGCTCTAATCGAATATGCCCAGCTAGAGACGTTGAAAAACTATGGTTTACAAGTGTTATTTATGCAAAAAACTTGTATATTATAATGTTTTTTGTATAAATATAAGTATAGGCTATCTATGTATTAGTTTATGTATAAAATAATCCAATGCCGAAACGATGAAAAAAGAATATAAAATATATTGTTATAAAATATATTATTATATTTATATATCCATATAAGAATATAAGAATATAAGAATATAAGAATATAAGAATATAAGAATATATTATTATATTGGTATATTATTGTATGATCTACCAATACGAAAAAAAAAAAAAATCACCAAAAGGCGATTCTCATTTTTCAATTTGCAATTTGCAATTTGCATTTTGCATTTTCTGATTTGCAATTTGCGATTTGCAAAGTCGAATCTTTCATTTGCAATGGATCATTTTCATTTACAGATTTGCATTTGCAACTGCATCTACCAACCTATGAGTTTTGCATTTGCATTTACCAAAACAAAATAACCGCCAGTCGTAATGACCAACGGTTACTTGCTGAAAGGAGTTGCGGTTAACTCATGTATTCGCTTATTACTTTGTCGGGGAACAGGCGCATTGCCAACTCTTTTACCAACCTGATGCGGTGATGCGTGATATTAGGCTGGCTGCAATTAAATTCTACTGCAATGTCCTCCAATGTGCGCCCTTCCAAATAGCGCATTTCCAATATCTTATAATAAGGATCATATTGCAATGCTTTCATGCTTTTTTCTATTAAGGAAATGGCTTGCACAGTGCCTTTTACTGACTCCTGCACAATATGCACAGCAGCTTCCACAGATTCTTCCTCAGTCTGCACACCAGGGTTCACACCTCCACTGCCACCACCAAACTGAGTAATACTTTTAGACTTCTTAGGCACACCATGCTTACGGATTTCTTCAATCTCTTCCATACGATCTGCCACAATCTTCTTAAACCCGTTCAGATTATATAACAACTGCTCAGTTTGCTGATACGCAGTTCTCTCTGATCGAGGTTTGGAATTACCAATAAGATGTTTCTCACTTAATAATGTCAGAGTATCGTTAACTGTTTTTTGGATTATTTCTGTAAGTTCTTTTTCATCAATCATTAAATGTCACCACTTTTCTATGATTTTTACTGTCAATGTACCAAAAATGGTACGCAAAATTCTTATTTTTATGTAGATTATCTTGTCTATATGCGACAAAACACCTGCTAAACACTAAGACAAGATATTCTACATTTACAAAACCCCTGCTACACATAAACATATAAGGTAAGTCTTTATTACTTATATATTTTGACAACGATATTCTGATTGTATCAGAATATCGATTAAGCTATAAAATAAATAATATAAGTAAATATATTATATAGTTTATATCAGTTATTCTTTAAATCTTCCACTTGCTTCATGATCTTAGGAATACACTCTTTCATCATGGGTTTCCAACTACCTTCATACTCATAAGTATCTTCGTTATGACTCTCAATGCGTTTTACATAGTCTTCCAACATCTTGTAATCCTTTTGATAACAGTGGAAGCTATTTGCTCTATGAGTATATGTACCTACTTCAATACCAAGTTCATCTGCAATCTTCTTTTGAAGCATGATAAAGCCAAATGCGTTCATAAATGTAGCTTTACAAGCATCATTAGAGCGCATGAGAACTTTACAATGAAGCTTGTTGTCTCTAATGAAGTATTGGATATGCTGTAAACAAGCAGGATCATCTACTTCCATATCAATCTTAGGATCACGAATAGATAACACAGCTCTACGAGTGGAAGGGTTACGCTTTAACTCATTGATTAACCAATCATATTGCCAAGCATAGCGTTCATGATATGTATAGTCCCATGTGAGGTCATCTTTGATTTTGAAGTCTAAAATACCATCCAGTATTTCCATAACGTATTGTTGAAGCTCATAAGCACCACCGATCCAACATCTACTAATCATAGGTTCAGCTAAAGGATTCTCCACAATCATTGTCATGGAACATTCTAACTGTTTGCAGTTCCAATCTGCACAATCAGTTTCATCACCCCAATCCCATAATTGGATCAGTGCGTTGTGATATGCTTCTGATAATGTTTTGCCATCTGACCAAAGTTCGTTCATTTAATCCTCCTCTTCTTCGTCCTCTTCTTCCTTCGCTAACTCAATCTCTTCACTTTTAATGTTCACCATATCAATGGTAATATCTTTATCGACTTGAAGTTTAACATTATATAAACTGGTATTATCCATGTAATCAGGTGTCCATTGTATTTCCAATGCGATTAAAGTACCTGTGTATCCTCTTACCGTTACTTTCATTTATTCCTCCATCAATTTAGCAATCATTTCAATAAGTTCTTGACGATTAGCACCAAGTTCAAGATTCATAAGAATCTCACGAATCTTAGCATTTTTCTGACAAGTGTTCTCGCTATCCCACTCTCGTTCATCAACCATTGCTTTTGTATAATAATGTGTTAAACACGGAGCAGTAGGTTCAATTCTACTAGGTTTATACCCATCGAAAGTGTATCTAAATAACTCATTTTTAGATGCAAACTCTTCAATTAACGCTCTTTGTTTGCGTTTAAGCTCTTCTTGAAACCATTTAAGGTTATTCCGATCAACATCAGCATATTTGGTATAAGGATTTACTTTTGCATCATAAACCTTACTAACTTCTTCTGTGACATATTCACGAATCAATTTAGTGATTTTCATTTATTACTCCTTCTCCCATCTTGAATTTGTAGAATCAATAACTGCACCACAGTGCCAACAAGTTGTCCAAATATCAACAGTGGGACATTTATCAATCAAGTCATACTCATTACCTTCAAATTCACGCTTACCTTTGATATAATCGTCTCTTAGTCGTTTAAGTTCATCCGCATCAATCAATCGCATTGTCTTCTCTCCTTTCGCCCCAAGAGCAGAAATCATCACCGCTCACCATACAGAATTGCTCATCTTCGCTATTCATCTTGCGAATCCAGCAATCAGCAATGAGCTTCCCTTCGGGCTTCCTTAATACCATTGCATATTTGCAATCTTTACACCGCACCACAGCAACGGCATCCACGGCAGAAATAACATCAAGTACTCCATCAAGCCCCAAGAGGTTGCCATCACCATAGGCTTTATTTAGGCGGTTTTTGACATCGTTGATATATACAAGTTTTTCATTCATTCTTCCACCTCTTACTTATCCGCAATCGTTTCAACGAAACAGTTATAATAGATATATCTCTTACCTTCAAAATCGAATTTCACATAACCGCCTTGGGATTCTTGAATATCAATTTTTCCTTCATACTGTGCGATAATATCTCCGTTAGCCGTATAAACAGTAATTGTTCGGTCTAAGCCGTTATTAAACTCGCTCTTTACATCCGTTACCGTCCTGTCCCACGATGCACATCCAGAAAAAACACAAGCAACCAACACTAGACTAGCAATAATTACGATAAGTTTTTTATTCATTCTTTACCCCTCTTTTACACATCAACCCTTTTGTTCCACGCTTCCCAAGCATCTTCCTCAGTGTCACGATACCCACCACTAGCACCACAACCATCTTTATAGCAACTACAAATTACATAGAACTGTTCAGAATCACACTCAATTTCTACACTGTCACTCTTACCACAGAAAGGACAAGGTTTAATGTCAGGATGTTCGTCAGACCATTTTTGGACAATATCAATTACTTCTTGTGTGATGTCACGATTCTCACATTGGTAATCATGATCTTGTAAGGGACAACCCTCACAATCCCATAAATCTCCATAGTGGTTACACATTCTACTAAATTCTCTACTAAATTCTAAAGTCTTACTACAATCAGCCAT